CCCGGCGCCGACAATACCGGCGATGTGACCGCTTACGTCGTCAACGACGTGAACTCTCGGTTCATTGTGCAGGCCGGCGGCACTGCCATCGGCATCGCCAGCATCAACGCCAACATCCAGCTGAACGTCGGCACTGGCAACAGCGCGACCGGCATCTCTGGCATGTATGTCGAGACACCAAACACCACCGACACGCTGCCGTTCCGCGTGGTCGGCCTGGTGACCGATCCCCCTGGTGCCAACGGGACGGACTACGCGAGCGCGTATAACTACGTGATCGTGGCGTTCAATAACGTCTCCGGCAAGAACCTCAACGGCATCTAAGGGGAGCAGGACCAATGGCTGTCAATCTTTCAGCAATCAAGGACCTCTTGCTTCCCGGACTTCGGGGCGTTGAGGGTAAATACGAGCAAATTCCGTCAGTCTATGACAAGATCTTCACCAAGCACAACTCCAAGATGGCCTTGGAGCGCACGGCCGAAATGCGCTACCTCGGCCTTGCTCGGTTGAAGACGGAAGGCGGGCAGACCGACTTCGACAATGGCGCGGGTGAGCGCTACGTCTACAACCAGGAACACACGGAAATCGGCCTTGGCTATGCGATCACTCGCAAGGCCATCGACGACAACCTCTACAAGACGCAGTTCGCGCCGTCCAACCTCGGTCTGATTGAAAGTTTCCAGCAGACCAAGGAAATCTACGGCGCCAACATCCTGAACACCGCCACGACCTACAACGCGTCGATCGGCGGCGACGGCAAGGCTCTGTGTGCGACCGATCATCCGATTGACGGCGGCACTGTGGCAAACCGGCCGGCGGCGGATGTTGACTTGAACGAGGCGACGCTGCTGAACGCGATGATTGCCATTCGGACCAACTTCAGGGATCAGGCTGGTCTGAAGGTCTTCGCGCGCGGCCGGAAGTTGCTGGTTCCGCCGCAGCTTGAACCGACCGCCATCCGGCTCTTGAAGACGGAGCTTCGGCCTGGCACGGCTGACAACGACGTGAACGCGATCATGATGACGGCCGGCGGTTTGCCGGAAGGTTATCTGGTCAACGACTTCCTCACGTCGTCCAAGTTCTGGTTCCTGCTGACCAACATTGATGGGCTTTCCTACATGGAGCGCATCAAGTTTGAGACTGACATGCAGGTTGATTTCACGACCGACAACCTGCTGGTCAAGGGCTACGAGCGGTATAGCTTCGGCTATTACAACTTCCGCTCGGTCTACGGTTCGTTCCCGACCTAAGGAGGCATTCCAATGGGTGTTACGCATCTTAGCGGCTTGAACGTCGCAGGGGTGCCGACCATGGGGATGGGCGGCGCTCCGTTCTACACGGGCCGGTGGTTTTTCGTTGATGCCGTGAATGGCAGCGACGGCGCCACCGGGACCGCCAACGATCCTCTGGCAACGGTCTATCGGGCTTACAGCCAGATGACTGACGGCGCCAACGACGTTTGCGTGATTGTCGGCGACGGCAGCACGGCGGCAACGCAGCGGCTTTCCTTGGCCAACGCGCAACTGACCGACAGCAGCGCCACGGCTGGCACGCTCACATGGGCTAAGGACGCCTGTCATCTGATCGGCATGACGGCGCCGACCAAGGTTGGCCAGCGTGCGCGGTTCGCCCCTCCGAGCGGAACCTATACGCAGGCGACGTTCGGTTCGGGCAACTTCATCGTGGTTACGGCCTCCGGCTGTCACTTCCGCAACTTCTCTGTCTACAACGGGTTTTCGACCGGCGGTGCCAGTCAGATTGCTTGGACGGACAGCGGCGGGCGGAACTACTACGAGAACGTGGACATTCAGGGCGCGGCCGATGCGGCTTCCGCTCAGAGCACGTCCAGCCGTTCGCTTCTGCTCTCCGGGTCCACTGGCGAGCATACGTTCGTGAATTGCACGTTCGGCACGGATACCGTCACGCGGACGGTGGCGAATGCGACGCTGGAGTTCTCCGGCGGCTCGCCTCGCAACACGTTCGTTGGGTGCACGTTCCCGTTCCAGACCAGCGCCGCGACGGTTCTTGGTTACATCGTATCGGCGGCTTCCGGCATTGATCGCTGGCAGCTTTTTGATCGGTGCACGTTCATCAACAACGTGCAATCGACCAGCACCACGATGACGGGCCTTGGCACTCTGCCGGCGTCGGCCGGCGGTCTGTTGCTCATGAAGTCGTGCACGATAGTCGGCATTGGCGAGTTTGGCACGGACGCGACCACACGCGGCCAGGTCTACGTGGATGGCGGCGCTCCGACGGCCGGAACGTCCGGCATCGCTGTGAACCCCACCTAAGGAGGGTGTGAGATGAAGGCAGGACGCAAGAAGCGGGCTACTGGCGGGGTTAACGCTGCGGCGGAAGACCTCTCCAAGAAGAACATGCGTTACACGTATCAAAGCAACGTCAACGACGAAGCCGAGGAGCGCAAGCGTGGTGGCATGGTCGAGGGCAAGAAGGCGAAGGGTCACGCCGGCCGAAAGCCTCGCAAAAGCGGTGGCAGAGCGGGATCGAATATGAACCCGCTTTCGTCGGCTGCGGCGGGTGAGGCTCCCAAGGGCCGCACGTTGCAGATGAACTGATCTGGTGGGGGCTTCGGCCCCCATCGCCTTATGACATGAGGGATGGCCTATGCAGCCGATGATCGCAACCGCCGGGCCATTGGCTACCGCAGACGCTGACGGGATTTGTCAATCTCAGACGCCAACCGCCGGCAACCTGACGCTCAATGGCGCATTGGTAACGTCGGGCGTGGCGATCATGGACAATCCGCGCCGCGTGCTGATTACGACCGCCGGGAACGAAAGCTCGCGGACGTTCACGCTCTACGGCACGAATTGGAGCGACAACACTATTTCCGAGACGATGACGGGGCCAAACGCCACGACGGGCCAATCGGTTCTGGACTACAAGACTGTCACGCGGGTTGCCATTTCAGGCAATGCGGCGGGCGCTTTGACGGTTGGCACGAATGGCGTTGGCGGGTCGCAATGGGTGCGGATGGATGATTGGTCTACGGGCGGGGTTGCGGTGCAGCTTACCGTGTCTGGAACCGTCAATTATACGCTGCAACAGACGATGGACGATCCCAATTCGGTCTTTAACACCGTCACGCTCATGGCGATGACGTGGGTTGATTGTTCGGATGCCTCGGTTTCCGCTGCGACCGCGACCGCTCAAACTAACTACCTGTTTGCGCCGATGTTCGCGCGCATCAAGATCAACAGCGGCACAGGCACCGTCACAGGAACATTCCGCCAGTCGGGAGTGACAAACCTATGAGCGGCCTAACGGCAAGCGGTGGCCTGACGCTGGATTTCAGCAACATCTTCGTGACGAACATCACGGTTACGGGCGACGTTTACACCGACTGGCAAAACTCGCCTTCGTATGACGATGACACGGCCGCTGCGGCGGGCGGCGTTGCTGTAGGTGAGCTTTACCGCAACGGCAACTTTCTAATGGTGAGACTCACATGATTAAGTACATCATTGTAGCTGTGCTAGCAGCTTCACCCGTGCTAGCACAGACCGGCAATCTCTCCGGTGGCAGCGTCACACCGACCGGCGCCACGGGATCGCGGACGCTCGCGGCAAGCGCGGCGGATGTCGTCAATGTTAAGAATGGATGGTCGGGCGTGGCGGGCGCCAAGGGTGACACGGTGGGCGTGAGCGGATGCACCATTGCAGCCGCAGGCACGCTGCTGACCTGCTCAAGCGCGACCTTCACAAGCGCGGACACGGGCAAACGCTATTACCTGCAAGGCACGGGCGCGGCGAACGTGCCGCAGACAGGGACGATCACCTACGTCAGCGGCACGACTGTCACGCTGTCCAGTGCGGCGGTTGTGGCGTCGCCGCAGAGCGGTATTTACAGTCCGCCAGCATCGCCAGTGACGATCGCGTCGGCCGGATCGGGCTACACCAACGGCACACAGACGCTGACGATCACGGGCGGGACCTGCACCACACAGCCGCAGGTGAGCGTTACGGTCGCGGGGAACGTCGTGACGGCTGTGTTGAGCATGGTGACGCCCGGCGTGTGCAGTGTGGCGCCGTCCAGTGGGGCCGCGACGACGGGCGGCGGCGGCACGAACGCCACGTTCACAACCTCGGGCTATCCCGTGGCGGGGCGGTTCATATACGGCACGGACGACACGGCGGCGATCACGGCGGCGGCGGCGCGAGCGGTGTCCACCGGCCGGAAACTGTTGTTCCCCTCGGGTGGATATTGGCTGGCGACGGCATCGACCGCGATCCCGCTCAATAACGTGGCCGTCGAGGGTGACGGCGCGGTCGGCTACAACTGGCCATACATCGGCAAAGGCTCGTGGCTCCTACTCAGCAACCAATCCACCGCGTCATTCTCCGGGATGCAGGGCGTGGACTGGAATGGTGTTTCGGTCTACTACCCCGAGCAGGACAGTTCGGCGGTCACGCCCGTTGCTTTCCCCGCGACCTTTACCGGGTCGCAGTGGGTGAATACCACGTTCCGTAATTCCCGTTTCATCAACACGCGGGATTTTGCGGAGGTGACGAACGTATCCGGTAGCGGATTGGGGCGGGTGACGCTGGACAACGTGAAAGCCTACTGCGTCCGCTACTGCTTCAACTTCCTGAATGGCGCGGCGGACGTTCTCACGATTGGCCCGAACAACTACTTCGGGCCCGGATCGTTTGACAACGACGCGATTTATGGCCCGGCGCATCTCGGCCGCTACACCGCAACGAGCGGGGAGTTCCTCCGCATCGACGTGGGGGCCGGCGCGTATCCGCGTGTCGATGGCCTGATGTTCACCGGGTTCATCGTGCACGGATATCGCTACGGCATCCGCCTGGTGAGCGGCGCGGTCTATGTGAGCGCGATCGGGAACATCAACTGGGACGCGGTGCAAACGGCATACAGCATCGAGGGAACATCGGAGTGGAGCACAAGCGCCATTACTGGTGGGACCATCTACGCGACTAATATATACGATGGGTCCGCGTCCGGTGCGGTGTTTAACACCCCATCATCTGGTCGTGTCGATCTGACCCTGAGCGGCGGGAATGTATCCTACGCGCTAGGTGGTATCGTCTATGATACAGGCACGGGATATCGCCGCCTGACTGTGGTGGGCATGAGCCTGAATAGCTGGGGCAGGACCAGCACAGCCGGCACATACTACGCCGTGCAGACCGGCAATGGCGGTCCTGGCACGGAGATGACTGTCTCGGGGAATACGCTGAATTGTAACGACACGGTTTCTCCCACCGTGAGCGGCGCATTGATTACGTCCAACTCCGTATTTTCTGGGTTGATGGCGAATAACTTTCTGACCACGTGCGCGAACGGGTTTGTTTTGCAAGGCGGTGCGGGGAATGTATCGCTAAACGGCAATGTGTCGAAAGGCACGACAGGATCGAACGTCCTGGACAACAGCACGTTGTCTATGTTGCTGTATCTCAATAACAACACGTTTGACGCAGCGGCGGTAACGCTCCGCGCCCCGGCGATCAGCAGTTGCGGCACGACGCCATCCGCCGCCGCCGGGTCCAATAACCAAGGCGGGACGATCACGATTGGGACTGGCGTGGTGACGGCGTGCACGCTCACATTCACCAGCACGCTTGTCCGGACGCCGCGATGCACGGCCGGGACGGGATCGGCTTTAATCCTGGCAAACGCAACGAGCGTGTCCACCAGCGCGGTGGTGTTCGGGTTTTCGGCCGACCTTGGCGGCGGCACACTCCGTTACCAGTGCGTGCTTTGACATGACCACCACCGGGACATACACATTCAACCCCGCGCTAGGCGAGTTGACGCTGTATGCCTACAACCTAGCGGGCGTGCGATCGACCGCGCTCATGCAAGAGCATTTCCAAACCGCCCGCATGGCGGCAAACATGCTTTGCTCGCGTTGGGCCAATCAGGGCGTAAACCTATGGGCGGTGGACCTGATTACGGTCCCGCTTGTGCAAGGCACCGCAACCTATGCCGTAGACGCCAATACGGTTGTGATGCTGGACGCCTACGTCACGATTGACGATGGAGTATCCGCTCCGATCGACCGGATCATCTTGCCTGTTAGTCGCACTGAATACGCGGCTTATCCGAACAAGGAACAGCAAGGCTTCACTACGGTATTCTGGTTTGACCGCCTGCTATCCCCGACCGTAACGCTCTATCCAGTTCCGGATGGCACGAGCGCGCAATACCTGAAATACTACCGCGTTCGGCAAATCCAGGATTCGACGCTGCAAGGCGGTCTGACGGTTGAAATCCCGTATCTGTGGATGGAGGCTTTCGCCTACGGTCTGGCGTATCGCTTGGCGCAGGTGTGGAACCCGCCGATGGTGGTGGCGCTCAAAGCCTTTGCCGATGAGGCATACAACATTGCGGCGGCGCAAAACATCGAGACGGCGCAGACCTACATTTCCCCGATGGTGTCCGGGTATTTCAGGACGTAAGGGGGT